TTTATTCGCCACCCCTGTCAGCAATCTACCGTCAAAGGTGGCACCATTAAAAACCGTTCCACCTGCTCCATAATCAACCATAGTGCCAACTACACCATTGACATTAACATTTTGCCTTACATTCCACGGTTGCAAATTTGGGGACGGCAAGAACACCCAGTTGGCGCCCTGGATAAATCCACCGTTGAGAATTTTCATCACAATGCCTCTTCCCCTGTTTGCGTACGTGTCATCCCACGCAAAACCTTCACCGCCCAAGGCTGTAATAACATCACCTGTAGTGCATATCCATCGCTGGATAGCACCTGCAAATTTAACACCTTGTACTGAAGTCGCAGTCTGCCCACTTAATACTGAATCAGCTCCTGCAGTCCCCAGATTTGCCGCATCTATGCAGACATGCGGATGCCCATCTGGGCGGGTATAATATGCGCTTCCATATGGAAAATCTACATAAAAAACAGGATTATTTCTATCAGTCCAGTTGTCAATTCCAAAGGTGGTCGATTTGTTAACCCTGTAATTATTATCCTGCGTGTTAATAGATTTTATCTGCCCCTGCTTTCCAAGCACATTAAGAGCACTCAGCATCTTACTTGCGTCAATTCCAATAGCATTGGCAAGCACATCATACGGCACTATCGCCGCCGGCTTGTAATTACCATCTTTGAGATAGTATCCTTCTTCAAATCGCACATGCACTTTGTTTTCCCAAGTGGCATTTACCACTTCCAAAGCGTTGTTCCAAGCACCGTATGTGTGTACAGTACCCCTTACTCCTGCTATAGTAAGACTATCCAGCATTTTATTTGCATCTACACCTGCTACGCTTGCCATCACTGCATAAGGTATAGCCACATACGGCTTCCACTGCCCTGCTTGACTGTAGTATCCCTCCTCCATTCTTGCTACAAATTTGCTTTCCCAATGTGCATTTGTAAAATCCACCGCATCCATTCCATTTCCACGGTTGACCATCGTGCCTTCGATAATTTCATCATCACTATCAGTAGTGACCGTCTTATAGCCCTGCAGCACTTGAGCCTTGCCGGCAGTAACATCATCTGATGATACTCCACCTGTGCCTCCTGCCATAAGTATTGCATCAGCCATATTTTACGCCTCCTTTACTGCCAAATAGAAACTCCTATTCGGCTTTTTTCTGTAGCATAAAAGCTCTATATAGCCGTCATATACTGCAACCTTGTCAAGACAGCTGTAGGCCTTCCATAGGCCTTTTATAGTCGCTGAATCTGATATGCTATCACTTATGCTATGACCCACAATAGGAATATCATTTGCTTTAATACCGGCAATATTTATTCGCTGTTTAAATATCGTAGTACCTTCCCAGCCGCCTACCGGAACTTCTACAACCGTCACCTTTTTAAGCTTTTGATTTATCTTGTTCTCTATATTCTTCAAGCCTGTATCAAAGGTTCTAACATCTACATATACTCCACTTGGTATGCTATATGTAAAATTTATCTCACTTGCTCTATCAATGGTTAGATAAAATTCCATTATGATAGTTACAGGAGCACTTGTCCTATCAGCTAAAAAGTCAGGATTTATAGCAGTAGCAATTGCGATCAGGGTTTCCTGATTGCCCACCTTGCCATATATCCCGACTTCCTTTATTTGATATCCTACGCTTACATTTTCATTACTTACTGTTGCATTTATCTTTAAGACATTGCTATCTACCGATGCTGCAGATATATTGAAAGTATTTTTATATCCAACAAGATCTGCAAATGTCTTCAAGTCCTCGCTTCCTGTATATGTACCATCGCCTATCTTTATGCTTGAAAACTCTAAGTTCTCGCCATTTATAGCTCTATTTATAATATTTATACCTGCATTTGTAATTACAGGCGTATTAAATCTCGCCATCTTTTACCTCACTGACTGTATAGTTACACTTTGTACAAGGCCTCCGATATAGACTGCAGATTTTACATCTGTTATTCTCTCTACTGCTATCAAGGTCGCACCGGCATTTTTAATCTTTTTTATAATCTTAGAAAGCTCCTGCAGTGCTTCAGTATCACTTGATCCGCTTGTAACTATCTTGAAGCTGCCCGGTACTCCATTAAACTTGTCCCATTCGATCACTTCACCATTTCCAAGTACAGTTTGAACTACTGCTCTGATGCTTGCCTTAGTGCCGGCTTTTTTATATAAAGCTATCGCAGACTTTACCAGCTTTCTTTTAGTCTCAATATCCATATCTGAAGTATAGTAAGGGATATCAAGCTCAATTGCTCTCAAATCAAGCACCTCTTCACCTAAATTATCAATTCCGGATATAACCATACTTTTACTTAATGCTTGAAAATATTTGTTAAGCACAGTATTTATTGCATAACTTAGTGCAAGTACTTCCGGATCGGACTTGAATTTATGTGGTAAAACATCCACGATATGAGAGTTAAAAATATCAATCACTTTCAAGTCCTCCATACGTGATATTTGATGACTTCAATATTGCTATATGTGCATCATCCACACTTATAAATGCCGGCTCAATTATATCTACTCTCTTTGCTCCTGCATTTACTATCATGCTCACAAGCATGGAAGGATTTACATCTCTACCAATTCTCTCACTTTGATATCTCTTAAAATCTTCTATAGCTTTAGTAACTGCTGCCTGGATATTTGTCACATTGGCCTTGTCACTGTCGTTTATAAAATACTTTAGATTGATATTATAATTTGTATCCTGTGGTGCATTTACCTCCACTACATCAGTCAGAGGCTTTCTGTCGTCACTTGACAGATACTCTTTAAGCCCTCTACAAAATTCTGTATCCGGCTTTTCTCCACCTTTTAGGACAACTCTTATATCTACCACTCTAGGAGACGGATTCGTTACCCTTACATCAGATATAAGGCTTGAGTAGGCTTTTGTATGATACTCATATGCACCGATCGGACCTGCTACCGAATATGTAGAGCTTGCTAGAAATATTCTTTCTCTCAGCGTTTCATCACCTTCTACATCAGCTCCATACTCTGTAGTATTGATATTGGAAATGCTCTCTATATAAGGAATACTGTCAACAAGTATCTTAATTCTGCCCACTCCGATATCATTGTATTTACTGCCTACCTCTACACATTCACAGTCCACATCTATATACTCTTTTCCTGCAGCTATCTCAGCAAATTTAGTTGTTCTAAAGTATATACTGCCATCTGTTACCCTCGTATTCTTTGGTATAGGTATATTTGATGTCTGCACGCTTGATAACTTGAATCTGACCTTGCATTTGCTTGGCTCACCCATCTTTCTTTCTATACCGAACGCAACGGCCATATTGTCGAGATACGGTCCATTTGAGTATTTAAGAAGATTCATTTTACCCATATTATCAAGCCACATAAATCCCTGGAATAATTGCAAACATGTGGCATTTAATATAAATCTATATGGTGATACTTTAGGTAATGTATATTCATTGTTGCCGGTTATCCGCTTGTATTCATTTTCATATTCTTTTACAAGCTCTTCCATCAAGCTTTCAAGTCTCAGATCATCAATAAAACTTACATCCGGTACTCTCTCAAACATCTTCCCTCCTTCCCAGCTTTATCAATACATTAAGCATTGATATGTCTTCACCTTCTTTGAAAGAAACTTCTATCACTTCTACTTCCGGTATGTACTTTTCAATCTTGTCGAAAATATCTGCAGTAATTATCTCTTTTGAAATATCAATACTTTCAGATATCACACTTGAATCAAGACCAACCCGTCTGTCTAAAGGGATTGTGCCTTCATAAGTACTACATAAAGTCTGTATCGATGTTAAAATCTCAGTATCGATACTGCTATCTGTCGTAAAATCCACTTTAATATTCATCAATGATACTCCGTAAATGTTAATGTGATATCAGCTTCAGATATAAAGCCGTCTCTATATACTACATTGTAGGCTTCACTTATCTTTGTCAGATTGAATTTATAATTTGCAATTCTTTTACCACCAATCACTATATAATTAGCTCTGCCAATCTTTAATGCGCTTTCAAGTTTCTTAATGGTCTTAGTAATATTCACACCCAAAAAAGCATTTAAAGTGATATCAAGTGTAATTGTCTCAAGATCTGCTCCCAAGAATTCTCTTTTAGGCTTTCCAAATGTCGGAGTATGACTTGCCCACCTTGATGAGACTTCTCTATTAAGCTTTTTAAAAGTAAGCACTTTATCGCTTGACACCGAAAACACAAGGTCTTTTCCCCAGCTTCCAAGTTTTCTCATGATCACCTTCTTTCCAAAGCTTCTACACGCTTTATAAGATTTAAAAGAGTTGATACATTTATACTTCCTGCAGCTGCTTTCAATGTTATATCTATGCCATCAGAGCTTATCATCGTACTATCCGACATCTCCTCATAGTACACATTCTGGCCTGACATTTTAGGAATATTTGCATCATTAAAAACCGTACCAAGAATAACTGCTGCATTAGTACCGTTACTAAGATGTGCTACAAGTATTGACTCGCCTACTTTAGGCATCTTATATCGGCTATTACTAAGTACCGGCATAATACTTGTTACCATGGCGGTTCTATCCTCATAGTAGACAGATATCATTCCTTTTTCATAATCAATACTTGATACTTTTCCTATTCTGATTACATCATTCATGAATCCTTCTTTCCGCCCGGTATATTCAGCTTCGTTCCTTCCCAAATCCAATGGCCTTTATCTGAATCTTTCTTTCCATGTCTCTTTGCTTCCTTCTCGATCACATCCTTGTTGGCCTCATATATTTCTTTCATCTTCACGCCCTTACCCAAATACTTCTTGGCAAGGTTCCAAAGATTATCACCCTTTTTCACTATATATTCCATGCCATTCGCTGCACCGCTGTTTTCTTTAGATGCATTTTCTTTTTGGCCATCTTCTTTACCGCCTGCTCCTATCCTTGATATCACTTTTCTAAGACTAAGGCTTTGACTGTATCCGCTACCTGCTATGTTATGATTTATACTTGTTATAAAGTACTTACCATCTATCTCACCACCAAATCCGAATAGATCAATACAATTTGTAGCTGTTATAAGCATCGGCTCTACCAACTCAAGACTCATAGTAATAAGATCTCTATTGGATTTATTCACTTTCGCAATTGCTTTTTTCATTGCATCAGCCTCATCATCTGCAGATTCATTGATATATAAAAGCCTGTCACTCTTGCCTACCGTCACAGATATAGTCTTATTGTCTTTAGAATTGGTATATGAAAAAACGGCGCCTGTATAAGTTCCCAAAATACTGTTATTATAAGTCCACTGTGTACACTGATCAGGCTTTATGCCGGCTACACTGTCTTTGTCCTCATATCTTGCAACATCATAGATTACAGCTTTATTATCATATACTTTCAGACTCAGTCCATACTTGTCACAAAGAGACTTTAGAAAAGATGAGTCCGTCTGATTGGACTGCTCAAGCTCCTTTATCTTATCTTCCACATCACTGTCATATACAAGGTTAAGACT